GGTGAGCCTCTTCCCGGCTCCCCTCTGTACTTGTTGAATCTTATCAAGTACTTTTTCATATCACCTCTACGGGAGGAACCAGCGTAGGCTGAACCGCAATGGTGAAGTGAATAAATTTTATAGGCTCATCATTACCATGTCGTGTAAACGAGTGAGGAAGCCATGAGCTTGCGAACAGTAAGAGCCCCGGCTTGGGAGCAAAGGTGACTGCGTTGCTGGCATGGGTGACCAAAGCCATATCGGCCTCCGGAAGATTGATTTGTTTCTTGCCGGGTCTTGGGTCATGGATGGTTGGCACTGAGCAGTTCTCAGGGGTCTCGAGGAAGTAAAACCCGACCAACTGAGCCGAGCCGCCATGAATGTGCTCATCCATCCCAGAATGTTTGTAGTGCTCCTGACACCACATCTCATTGAACACAGCGCTAAGACCCGCCATCTGATAGCCTTGGCTTAATAGAATGTTCCAGCCAGTTGTGCCTACAAAGTTACAAAAGTCGTTTAAACGCGGGTCAAAGTTGATGCTCTCTGTTTGGTAAAGAGGATAGAGCTCATGTTTATTTTGAGCTCTTTGCTTACTCAAGTACTCTTCGCAAACAGGATTTAGAACATCCAAGAACTCTGGCTTATCAATAGAATAAACCGCAGATGTGAAGTAAAACCCCGTAGCCAGTTGCCCATCAGACATAACATCTCCCTATAAGAACGTTCGTATTATGTCTTGGTTTTTAAGGGATGTCTATCCTCGGATGAGGGCGTAGGTTGAGGTGTTGGCTGGCATCGTGACCGTGAACGAATTGGAACAGGACTTGACCGAACCAAAATCCAGCACGGCAATTGAAGCATTGGATGCCGTGGCATCATAAATCAATGCACCTCTTGCGGAGAATGTAGCTGGCGTCCAAATAACATTTGACCAGTTAATAAAAACAATGTTGTTCTGAGAATCAAACTGAACAGTAACGCCTGTCATTAACTTACCACCAGCCGTATAACCAGTCCCTGTTATTTCATTGGCGCTGGTGTAATTAGTGGTTGATGGGCCTAAAGAAGCGTTGCCATTATATAGAGCCATATAAATATTATTAGAGGCAAGATTAATCTGCCCCTGCATAACTTGATATTTAAAGCTCGTTGTAAGGCCTTGGTAGATTGACATATCAGGTTACTGCTTGTCGATATTGGCCGGACCTGTACGCATCCATGCGTTCCAAAGCATCGCCCAAACGTTTTGCTTGCTCCAAGGCTTCTGTATATTTTTGATTATAAAGAGCCACTATATCTTGCTCACCCTTCATGAAGGTATAAGCCTCAACCAATGATGAATAAAGAAGTACTGGGTCATAGTTATCACCAAGCCAAGTGCGTCCAGTGCTCTGATTTATGCTGGAAACATTAATGGCAAACCCACTGCCAGTGCCAATGCTAATAGATAAAGAATCACCAACCACATAACCATAACCCCCGGATTGAAGCGTAACAGAAGTAATAGAACCGCCAGCCACAATGATGGTGGCAGTCGCGCCAGAGCCGGTTCCTCCGGTCAAAGCTTGGTTGTAATACGTTCCATTGGTATACGCAGAACCCGGCGCAGCAATGTTACTCAATCCAGTAATAATGCCGGGAATGATGGATGTTGGATAGAAGAAATAATGCAACTCAACAGAATAGTTTTGGTCTGGAGTTGGTCCCATCATAAATGAAAGTTCATTAGGTAATGAATATTGAGGACCAAAGATTGCATAATGAGTTGGGAATCCAGTCACTCCGGGATATGGGAATGCTTCACGAATGAAGTTAACATCTTTGTTTAATAGATATTGATATGGCCCTTGGAAGTTAACCGTACCAGAAACCGAAGCATAATTAACAACGCTAAGGGTTACAGTCGTTCCGCTAATACTATAAACAACAGCGCCAGCGCCTATCCCGGTTCCTGTAACATTCTGCCCAGCAGCGATTCCGCTTGAGTTTGCTACAACAATAGAATTAGAACCAGAGCTTCCTGTCGCTGTGGTGCTTGCAGTTGAATATGCAGCCAATGAATAAGATGAAAGATAATCAATTGGAGCAGATAGATATGGATTAGATGTAGTGACTGTTCCGGTTACATTCTTTCGTAAAGAAGGAAACTGAACGGTGTTATAAATCCGTTGCTCTGCTTGTTCAATGAACGTGTTAACGTCTGCTGCACTGAAAGTGTTTTCAGTGTAGTTCTGAATCTCTTGAACAAGCTGATAGTAGTTCACGCCATCGGTCCTCGAGCCATTACGCCTTTAGTAGCTGCACCAGTACCACGGATTTTGATGCCATCCGTTTTGGTTTCGCCAACACCATAGCTAACACCGCTCATAAGAGGGTCTTTGATGGTTGCCGTTTTAGCACTTTTGTTGCTAACGTATTCGCCAGCTTTCATGACTTCAGTACCATCAATGGACTTGCCCTTCATGGTATGAGGTTGTGCATACTCGGATGCAGGGCCGTTCTCTTTGCCCATTTGCTTGTGACTGAATTTAGCCATCATTTGCTCCCGGGTTTTTGGTTGTGAGCACGTGCCAAATTACGACCAACGGCCTTCATGGCTTTACCAGTTACGCCGCCTTTGGCAAACTTGGTAGGCTTCTGACCGGGATGGTCATGCTTTTCATGCTTGCGAATTTCCATGTCCGCAATCGCTTTAACTGTTTTCTTTTCCATAGCAACTCCTAGGTTGTGCTTATAGTAACTGTACCCAATTGAAAACGGAATATCAAGCTATTTGGTGTTAATGATGAATCGAATCCACTAGAACCACCAACAGGATTCCAACCCCATTCAAATACTCGACTACCGCCCTCTGGATAACCCACGCCACTCTCAGTGTTCCCGCCACTTACATTGGTTTGAACACCGCTACTGCCAGACGCATAATAACTGACATCCGGCCTTGGCTCTCTAACTGCCTGCGGGTCATACACTGGGTAAAGACCTAAAGACAATTGCGGTTGGTCAGGGTCCCAACATTCAGGACAAACTTTAATCTGAAAAAGTTTTGTCTTGATGATTTCCTTCTTCAACTCCTTAAGCATGTACCGTTGGCCGCAACGGTCACACTCAGCAATTGCATATTTACCTGATGCGTACTGGGTAGCCATTACCAGAACATTTGTCTTGGGGCTAACCGGAGAGAAGCCTTTTCCCTATCTTGAGATGCCGCCATATCCCAAGCTTCATCATATTGTTGTTTGAGAATGTCTAACTTTGCCATCCCTTGAGGAGTCTTCAAAGCAATGTAATAAGAAAGACCAGCAACCAAACAAGGAATGAAACGGAAAGGAATGTCTTCTATGTTGACACCTGTACCAGAATCTTGAATCCTTCGCATTCTCCAATAAACAAAACTGTAGTTACCGCCCGCATCTGGGGTAGGCCATACATTGATGTTGGGGAGATAGTTTAAGTAAACAGGAGTATTTGTCAAAGCGGCAGCAGCCGTGGTTCCGTTTTGTCCGCGAGCGCATAGCAACAGAGAGTTGCCAGACACGGCGGTATAGTAAATTGTTTCATTGCCCACATTGATGTAACCTGCGGCGGGTAGGCTGCTTGTATCGCTCAAAACAATGGTGGTATCGGTGGCAGAAATGCTGGTAGAACCGGCTCCATTGCCTTGGATTGTTGCGTTGGTTGGGTTAATGTTTCCAGATTGACGGTTCACCCAAACCTGAATAGGGCGACCCTGAGCAAGTTTGTTGGGGATGGTGGAATACATTGTTTCGGAAATGCGAGTAATGTTGATATCCATTTGGCCCGTAGTATTTGCTTGCTGACGAATCACATGGTCAAGCAAATCGATTGTGTCCACCGGCAAAGGATAGGCCACCTGACCGGTTACCAATGGAATGATTCCTTGCTCAATTGTCCACAGATTGATGCCACGGTTTGCCCAATCTATGGTCATCAAATTAAAACTACGCCTTGCTGTGCGTAATTGATAACCAGTGCGCACCTCAATACCGCAACGCTCGTAGCATTCTTCTACGATTTCGTTAAACGCTAAATTGAATGAGGATGTACCACTGGTGTATGCAGTCATTTAAAGCTCTTTAATGTCTGTGCTAGGCGAGCCCTTTGACCAAGCTTTCCGGGAGCTTTGGCAGCCTTCGCAAGCTTATTGGCAGGTATATTATGCCCTTCTTTTACGTGCAACGCTTCACGTAATGAACCGGCCTTTTTGATTGCACCTTGAATCCACTTCTCAGCCATTACCGATACCCCGCTGTTTTCTTTGCAATCCTCTTGGGTTGCGCTACAAACTGTTTACCTTCCGCCTTGCCCTTGCGCTTGGCCTTGGTAGTTGCCGCATATTCAGCAGGGCTTAAAGACTTTATTGCCTTCTCTGGCAAATATCTTTCTCCCGTCTTGCTTGACGGTTTGCCAGACTTGGTGCGCCACTTCTGGTCACCCCAGTCTTTAAGCGATTGCTGAGGAGCTCTCAATCTTTATATCCCCCGCCAGCCGCTTTGTACTTCTTAGCTACAAGCTGAGCCTTGCGAGCCGACCACTGACCTGCCTTGGTTCCCTGAGTGGCCGCCGCCTTCACTTGGGAAACGATACGCTTGCGCAGACTTGGCTTGGTATAGTTTCCAGCAGCGTTGACATGACCGCCCTTGGCGTACATCTCCACGGCATTCGGGTCATCCTTGCGATGGATAACCTTTTTTTTTGGCATCTTAGAGGGACTGATGTCCCCCATACCACGGCTTGCCATCATAGGTATTTCCCCTTTGTCTTGCCTTTGGCGGCTATACCATCGGCGCGTTTAGACGCAGAGCTAACTGAACCACCCTTTGCCATCTTGGCAATACCACCAGCTTTTAATGGGCGAGATGGCATGCAGGTGTTATATGGTGTAGGCATCCTTTGCCCAACCATTTGAGGCGGGGCTCGGGGTGGAATCTCCGGGTTTGCTCCTTGAGGACCGTACTGAGGCCTCATTGGAGACATACCTTGTGGATAGCCCTGAGGCATATTCTGAGGTGCGCCTTGTGGGATGCATCTCATCATATTTGGATAAGCAGCACCAAACTGCCCACGCATTTGGGCAATTCGGCCTTGCAAATCATCCATCGGCTCCGGATTGATGGAGGAGTCCATGATTATTTATGCGACATTCCGCCGTGGCACATGTGCTCTACATGCTCATGGTGCAACTTGTGACCAGCGGCATGATGTTTGAAATGCTCGTGATGGGGCTTGTGACCGTCACCACCATAGTGCTTTTCAACATGATGCACATTGTGTTTAAACTCATGATGCACTTCTTTTTCGTGCATGTGTGGAGTGTGATGTTGCATGTTTAAACTCCTTAGCAGTATTTAGCTTTACCGCCACCAGCCATCTTGTGGATTTTGGTTTTGGTGTGGCCTTTTTCGGCGATGCCATCAGCGCGATGGTGAGCAGAACTAATGTGACCACCAGCAGCGTATTTGTGGACTTTGCCACCACGCTTCATGCCGGAAGTGCCAATATCATTCAAGCCATCATTCTTCATTTTTTCTTCAATATCACGTGTGTGACCACGTTTTTGAACGGCATGTTCGCCGTGTTTCAGATGACGCTCACCAGCTTCAATCTCGCGGTCCATAGCGGGACCACCAGCAGCCATCTTCTTAACCTTGCCACCATGTGAATGCATCTTCATGTGGTGCTCAGCCATTGACAGATGGTGTTCGGCCAAATGTTTGTGATGAACCTTGGAAAGTCCACCATGCTTCATGCCGGGAGGAGGCATAGCGCCAGCCATAGGGGGCATGGGAGCAGGTTGACGGGGAGCGGCACGGCGAGCGGCCATCAATGCTGCAACAGCGCGGGGGTCAGGAGTGCCACCGGTCGCCATGTGCTTTTCATGTTTCTTCATATCACCACCTCTTGAGAATTTACGGCCTTTATCGGCCTCGTTAAAGTCTTTTCCCACAGACTGTGGGATACCCACCTTTTTGGCGAAAGCTGCCGAATGGGCAACTGCCGCCATAAGATTATGTTGTGCCTTGCTTTTGCTTGGCATCATTTGCTTCCTTGCTGAATAAGCTGGTCAATTTTAGCTTCCAGCTTATTAAAGCGTTGGTCAATATGGTCAGTAATTTTGTTAAGTTCGTCATTTGTTACATACCCCTTTGCGATTTCCTCGCGTGTACGATTGAGGAGAATCTCAATTCGCTTGAGGTCATTAGACTTCTCTTTAAGAAAAAAAGCAACCATACCCAATACTAGGGATAAAGCGCCCGACCAAATCATGTTGGCATCCATGTCAACATTTCCACGCCCGAAGGCTTTTATTGATTCGGCTGTTAGGGTCGTTGGCCGTTTTGACACTAGTTAGCTTCTTTTTCATGCCTTCCATGCGAGCGCAAAATGAGTCTCTGCGTGACCCGCCTTCTGGTTGCGGGGGCTTCAGATTCATCCCTTGCTTTTTGGCGGACGCGCGCCCCTTGGCGTTTAAACCACCATTCTTGTTTTTGCCTTCCGCTCGTTGCCATGCTGCTGTTTTAGGCATGATTAGCTCACCGAATTAGCAATCAAATAACCGCCAGCAAAGATACTGCCGACAAAAGGACCACCGGAGTTAGATTTCAATTGGAACTGAATGTCAGTGCCCCCCTCGTGCTGAACTGGCACAGTGTAAGGAATATTGAAGATTTGCACGAATGGTGACTGCGACAACACGCTTGTGTTACCGCCATACGCTAGTGGATACCCGTTGATGTTATCTTGTGGGTTACCTAAGTTGAACTTATTGTACTCAGCAAAAAGCATGTAATTGCTAGATGTGAATCCAATACTGGCATTGCCTTGGACATACGACAAGTAGAACGTATAGCCGTTAGGAACCGTAAAAATAGATGCCTGTGTCTGCCCAATACCGGGGTTAATTTGCGCATACAAAACAGTGCTGTTTTTGCAAGTAATCGTGCCAGCGTTTACACCGTTGGTGATATACAAGCCATTAATACGCAGGTACGAGTTAACTGTAGTCACACCAGTCGTGCCATTTAGCACAATGTTTTCATACAGCAAGTTATAACCAGAGTCCAAACCCATGACAAGCACGGTCTGGGTATCGGTGGTGCTGGACACCAAAGTCATCTGCACCGCAGACGAAGGGTACGTATATGCACCGCCGGATTGGGTCAAACCTTCCCACAAAGGGCCAAGGGCAGTGGAAGCCACTTGGGTACTATAGCCAAAGATTTCGACGGGGACATGGCAAGCAATATCACCCCGCGCAACCTGCAACTCAAAGGGCTCGTGCTTTCCCTTGCGAGTAATAGATGTAGGCGAGGAATTGCCGTAAAACGAAGTTGTGCTGACAGCCATAATTAATCTCCTTTTAAAAGGGGGCCGAAGCCCCCCAGATTAATTAATCAAAGTTACCGTAGGGGTAAGTAGTCAGTGTGCCGATGTTGTTATCAGGCTGTGTATAACGCAAAGTAACGTTAACTTGACCTGTAACTGAGGTGGCTGTGTTCAAAGCTGTACCAACCAAGGCAATGGTCACCACGACTTGCGACAAGTTAGGCTGAGTGCCGCCTTGGTAAATGTCGGTTGAGGTGGCTGTTTGGTTGCCAATCTGCGTGGCAGTAAAGGTAGCCAGTGCTTGGCGACCAACAGCATTGGACGTAATGGCAGCAGTTTGGAAGTAAGCGGCATTACCAGCGGCTGCTGTGTAGTTGTTGCTTGCCAAGAACTGAACCGAAGTCAAAGCGGCTGTACCACCAGACACAGCAAAAGCTGTTTGAATATCAAAAAAGATATCGTCCAAGTCAGAGCTAGTGGGCAAATAGAACACCACACCGCGATAGATGTTGGTGGCTGTATCGGCGGGGATGGTTTGAGCCGTTGGGGTGGCTGTTGCCGAAGGCACAAACACAGTGCCGTTGACGTTAGGGATGCCGTTGGAAGCAACGAACTGACCCGATGAACCACCGTAGGTGGAAGTGCCAACAACCAAGTTGGCAATATTAACGTCAGCGTTTTGGACCAATTGAGAATAACCTACGTTGCGCAGGGGACCAAAACGATTATCGCCCGACAGGATTGGGCCTTCAAATGTACTACGTGCCATGATAATTCCTTATGCAAAAGTTCCTTTACCCATTGTTGCATCATCTGCTAGGCCAGTCTGGTAAAGGTAATACCTAGATACCGAATAGTAACTGATTTAAACGATGTGTCAATAGATAAATAAAAAAAGGGAGCCGAAGCTCCCCTTTTTATTTTGTGCAGTTCAATAAGAACCGTACATGCCCAGTGGGTCAGACCAGCCGAACGAATAACGTTCGCGAGACTTGTAACGGACGTTACCAGTATCGAAGTCACCGTCCATGCTGTTTTGCAGGGGAGTACGCACAAAGTGCTTCATGCCGTTAGGAACATCGGTGGTCAAGAACCATGCGTTAGTCGCGGTCAAGAAGTGGTTGATTACGTAGCCTTCTGGCACGGAACCATTGTTCTTGATGGCGTTAACGTCATTGTTGTTTGTACCAACACGCAGTTCAGTGTCGAGCAAACGAGTTGCAACGAACTGCAATGCGGGAGGAACAATCAACTTGCGGGGCTTGGCAGCAATCAACAGACCACGCTCATCAGTCCATGCAGCGATTTGAATAACAGCATTTTCCAATGCGGTTTCATTCAAGTCAGCAGGGGTGCTGGGAGTGTTAGCGTTAGTACCGCCATTCACCAAGGGGTGAGCAGTGTTCAGCAAAGAAACGCCATCACCGCCAGCGTAGGCGTTGTTGTAAGCGTTGTTCAAGACTGAAGCTGCTTTAACTTGCTTGGTGTAAGCCATAGCGCGAGCCAGACCCTTGGTATAACGAGCAGACAAAGAGTCGTACAAGTTATCTTCGATAGCTTCTTCTGTCAGAGAGAAGCCAAGGGCGATGGTTTCGTGGTTATAGCGAGCTGTCCAAGCTTCTTGAGCGTTGTCATAAGCAATCGCAGTACCTTCATTCTTCACAGGAGCTGCGGAGAAGCCAGATAATTTGGTTTCTTCTTCGAAGCTACGTTCCGAAGTTTCGGTTTCGTAGATTTCCTTATGCTCTTCGCCGTAACGCGAGTATTCCAAGCCAAACAAAGCGTTCAAGCCGGGGAGCAGTTCTTTAAGTAGTTGTGCGCGTGAAATAGCCATGATTTACTCCTTAGACGCCAGCGCTGTTGGTCAAGCCTTGGAAACCTTGGTTCCACACGACTCGCACTTCAGGATAGCCAACAAATGAAATTGACGTACCAGATGCCAAAGTAATGGCGCTGGAAACGGTAACGGAAGTACCGTTAACGTTAGTCACAGAGATGTAGTTACCTTGAGCGGAACCAGTACCTGTTGGAGCAATCAATTGCATACCGGGCTGAATCGCTGTGTTGGCAGCGGTCAGGGTCACGGTGGTGCTAGAGCCAGAGGTAGAACCAGTAGCGGCCACGGTCACAGCGGTGTCAGGAACCAAGCTAATAACACGGAAAGGCAAAGCGCTAGTAACGCGAGTATTGCCAGAAGTGCCAGAGCTAACAACGCCGCCAGACACAGCCATAGCCGAGTCGCCGGTGCTGGTGTTGCCTGTGTTACCAGTGATGGCATACAAGTTAGTACCAATGAAAGTAGCATTAGCGTAACCAACGGTAGTGCCGGTGTTAGCCAACGATGTACCTTGAACGGTCATCACTGCCTTGAACACAACACGTGGGTCATCAATAATGTAAGCAACTGCGTTGTTAGACACAGTGTTGGCGGGCCAATATTGAGCGCGCACGGTTTGACCGGACGAGTTCACATATTCGCAACCAACGAAGATACCCAAAGTGCCAGCGGTAGCTGTACCGGGGGTAGAGGTGGCAGACATAGCTGTAGTAACAACAGTACCGCCAGATAACTGGACGATATCGCCGTAGAACATGCTCGTGTTGTAGCCAGAAGCGATTGGCAGAGAACGGGTGCTACCAGCATAGGGCAAGCCACCGAGCTCATTAATCGCCGCAAACCCATAAGGGGCGGGAACGATAGGATAAGCCATTTAAAACTCCTAAAAATTAAGAACCTTTACCAAAGCTCACCGCAGATTTACGCTCATTGAAGATGGGCATCCGAGGGTCGCTTTGACGCATTAAGCTATTGTCCACCGCCGCCATCTGTTGCTGATTGAGCTCAGAATAATAAGCATTCTGTTCATCAACCATCTCTTCCGGAGCTTTGCAGAGCAATAACCCGCCGATTTCGATGTTGTCTTGGTATCGACTATTCGGGTCGGCTAGAAGTTTAAACTTCGGTTGTTCTTCCAACTTCACCGGCTCCCAACCTTCGCGATATTTGGCGGAGATGTTACGGGGGTCAGCGTTGTTTAAAAGCGCAACGCGAATCCATCTGTATGCGAAACCCGCTTGCTTGTCTGGTTCAGGCAGCAAATCTGGTGGACGCCACTTCTTACGGCGTACCTCGACTTCACGGACTTCCATTTCTCTCGGTGTTCTGTTGGTCATTTTAAGACTCCATTTTTGTTACTTCCAAAGCATATTGCTCCGGAGTTAATCCAAGCTTTTTCGCAATAGCCATCTGTCTAGTTGACAAGCGAATCTTCTTGGAGGCTGTGCTACGAGTTGCCGGGGCGACTACGGAGCTTCTTGTGCGGCGAGTTTCAGGCTCATCGCTTTCTTCCTCGAATTTCTCGGGGAATCTATTCCTCATAGTTTGGTTAATGCGGTCATAGTACTCTTGTGATGCAATAACAACTCCCTCTTCTTTGAGTTGTTCATGCAATGCGAGAGCCATACTGGTCATTAACCGATGTTCTGTGTTTTGATTATCACCAAACCACGGATTTTGTTTCTGCCATCTTACTGCCGTTGGGTCAGCTTGTTGACGTTCCGGTATTTGAACATGATTAGTTTCAGTTTGTAAAGGGGCTGGCTTAAAATTTCTAACTCTTTCGGCTTTCATGGCCGTTTCAGTTAGTTTTTGTTGCGCCTCAATGAGTTTATCTGGGTCTCCAGACTCATAAGCCTCTTTATAAAACCGTTTGGCCGCATCAATTTCTAGTTCAACTGATTTTGATACTGTTGCCAGCGTATTTTGTTGGTTTTCATGCAGGTTAGTCTTTAGCCGCTTGTTTTCTTCAATAAGATTACGGGCTAAATTGATGGCTTCTTGCTGTTCACGAAGCGCTTTTTCCTTTTCGCGGCGCTCATCGTGAGCCAACCGCTTCATTTGCATGAGTTTTTTCTTAACTTTGGTGGAATAGTCTTCCAACTCATCGTTATAGAGCTCTTGAACCACCTTTTCGGGCAATGGTTCTTTGTTTTTGTCCTCTTCGGGCGTGTCATCAAAGACTTCAATCTCTAGATTCTCGTCTTCCGCCTTATTTTCCTCTTCGGTTTCGTCAGGAAATTTAAATCCGGGTTTATCGATAGCCATTTGTACGCTCCTTATTTGCGTTTAATGCCGCGAGGGTCATCTACGATGCCCTCAACAGAGTCATCATTGATAAGTCGGAACTCTCGTCCGTGAATAACAAGCCGTGAGCCTGTGTTTGGGCGGACCAAAATGAAGTCACCCTTCTTGCACCATGCGCCAGATGGGAACTTATTCTTGTCCACGTAGCAGTCTGGGCCTAAATCGACCACAAACAGAACCGTTGTCAGCAATTCATCGTAACGAATTGTGCTTTCGGCTTTGATAATCCCACTCTCGTACTCCTCTTCCACATCGGGAACCGCACAAAGTATGTGATAACCGCTTGGTTGGGGGAGTTGTTTTGCTTTTTCCTCTTGGTTTTTGTGCATCAGGGCAGATAAATCCACCGCTAGGCTTAAGTCAGTCATCCGATTCCTCAAATGTTTTCAGTAGGTCTTTGGTGTTTAAACGGGCGGTGAGAAGACCTTTTATCTCTCCGACCATCGCTCGGTATTCAGAATAGTCGGTGGCTTGTCCGTCCCCCAACGTTTCCTGAATTTGGGTAATGCGCTCATCAATCTTATTGACAAGCACATTTAAATATTTATCAATCATTCTTCACCTTTATTTCCACCCTTGTTTTGCAGCAAGGCTTGAACACCAAGGTTTAAACGATTCTTATCTTGGTCATGTTTAATCTTGTCGCTTTCAAGCGCAGCCTTAACGCCAAGGTTTAAACGACTTTGGTTCTGTTCATGCTCCAACTGAGCTGCCGCCTTTTGCATGTCCAACTGCATACGAGCGGATTCTGTTTGCTGCTGAGCGGCAATGCGGTCTCGCTCGACCTGTATTTGAGCCATCTTGGCCTGTGTATCGGCTTGGTCTTTGGCAGACTTTCTTTGAATCTCTTGAGCTTGGAGCTGCAAGTCTTGCTGCTGCAATTGAAGCAATGGGTCTTGCGCTTGCTGCTGAGCCTTTTGTTGAGCCGCTTGGGCTTGGTTTTCTTGCAGCAACTGCTGAGCCGCCTGAGCAATAAGACCAGAGAGTTGGAACTCCAAGTTGGGAGGAAGCGGCTGATTGGGCGCTGGCAAAGATGTGCCGAGTTGCTTTTGGATTTCTTGACGGTAATGGAAGCCCAAGTGTTCCGCAATGTGCGCTTGCATCGCCGCTTGCATTTGCTGGAACTGCGGGTTCTGAGCCATTGTGCTCTGGGTATTGGGGTCCTGAAGGAAAGAAGTATGGACCGTGATATGGGCGTCATGGTCTTGGTCCATGAATGCCTTTAAGGGTTTACCCGTAATCACATTCATGTTTTCAGAGACTGGGTCGATTGGCATTTGGTCATCATCCAAAGGAACCAACTTCTTGGCGTTCTTGATGCCAAGAACTTCCAGCATCTGCCTATGGAGATAAGGCAAGTTATAGAGCTGAGGCGCTTGCTGCGCTAACTGGAGAACCGCCTGATACTGAACCACTCGTTGGGACATGGTTGCCGCATTGGGGTCTGACACGGGAATAACATCCACCATGTCGTAGTCGGCCTTCTTGGCAAAGCGGTCTTGCTCGATGGGGTCGTAGTCATACGAGTCGGGGGTGTAGTCCCGAATGATGTCTCGCAACAGGCGAAGCTCTTGCTTCAGAGAGTAATGCACCCGCGCTTGAATCGCGGTCATTGTTTTGAGGGTGCGCTCCAAAATTGCCAGCGTTGTTCCCACTGGCGAATTGGCAGACATGTCCGCAACTTGAATGTCGGCGGTACTGGCAAACTGCTTACCCTCATCAATAATCTTGTCTAACAAAGTAGCCAGAACTTGGCTGGGCTCTTTGTAAGGAAGGGGCAAGAAGTTGTCTTTGATGGTCCCCGAAGTAACATCAACATCGCGCCACTCTGCGGGAGCGATTGGGGTGTCGTCCCCCTTTATTCGGAGGTTTCGAGATTTGAATCCGCCGGGCAGGTTTGCAAGACTTCCCGCATCCACGAGTTGTCGAAGGATGGAGGTTCCGGATTTAGCAAATGCTCCAATGAGATGGATAAGACCGAAGTAATAAAAACCGAAGCCGGGGATGTATCCATAATGTACGAAGTGTTGTCGTTTCTTTTTGTTTTTGTCATCAGGTTTCCAATTCCTTCTAATTGCCAAACATTTATTGCTGCCCTTCTCGATGGTGATGAGATAGGGTAAAGCAATACCGGTTGGGTTTCCTTTTTTGTCTGTATCTTCAAATCCGGGCAAGTCCAAATCAACTTGCATTTCCAAAAGCTTATAGCGGTCATCGGTGGTGGCTTTGAACCCCATCTTTTCCGCTATCTTCTTTTCTACCTCATCGAGACTATTATTGGGTTCACCCAAATCAATGTCCGCATAAAAGCCCATGACCTGTAAACGGCGAAGCTCGTTTTCGGTCTTGCGCATCACGTGGGTCACGCGAGGCGAGGTGTCCAAAGAGGAAGCACCCCAAGGAACCACCACATCTTCAGCGGGAACAAATATAGAAATTTGCCGCTCGAGATGAGGGTCGTAGTATACCTTCTTAAACGCATTACCAGACAAACCCAAGCCCCAAAGCATGCGCTCGGTCTCGGGGCGGAATTCGGTCATGACATCCACCAGTTGGTGGTTCATGTCGGCTTCCACGTTGGTGGCCGCATCTTTCTTCTCTGGGGTTTCCTTGCCAATGATTTCGGTCTTTACCGGACCAGAGGCGGGAAAGATTTCCATGATGGTTTCGGCTTGGAACTTAACCAGCGCTTCTGCCATGATGGGGTGATAGACACCACAAGCCCCCGGCCAAGGGTCGGTGCGGTCTTCCATCTTCAAGCCAAGGAGCTCTAAGCCATCCACATAGGCTTGCATCCAATCGCGGCGGGAGGAAACATCATCCTCGTAGTCCGAGATTAGGTCGCCCACAATCATGGCGATTTCACTATCGCTTAATAGCTCTACGAGATTCTCATCAAAATCCTCTTCACCTTTCTCAAGGCTAATCTCCATATCGCCCGCATGGATGTGAACCGATTCGGGGTCTTCAATTTCAATCTCAATTGCAGGACCCTCTTCTAATCCTTCTAATCCAGAAGGTGCTTGGCTCAATGATTTAGAAAGTATATCCGTCCTTAATAATAGGCAACCTTGCGGCGATAGTATTGCGGTTCATCTTCTTCATCGGTGTTTAAACGAATGAATCCGCCTTGACGGAATCTTAATAGGGCTTGAGAGCTTGAGTCAACCAAGTCATCATGGTCCCCATTGGGGAATGAGGCCAACTCTTCCATCAGTTCTTCAGCCCAGCGGGTCTCAGGACACCACACCATCCCAGAAGCAAATAAATCCGATATCGCGTTTACACGGGCAATCTTATCATTTCCCTTGCTGGGTGTGTACTCTTGGAGCGGTATTCCTTGTTGGCGCATTTCATAAATCAAAGGAGCCCCAGCCGCTTTCTTTTCAATAATCAAACTGTCTGGATTCCATTCCTTATACATCTCAAAAGCTTTTCTCTTAAGCTCTGGAAACTCCATGCGGTCTTTGAATGCATCCAAAAGAATAATGTTGGCAACCTCATCCCCATTTGAGTTGGGATGCCTAAAGACGCCCCACGTTGTGCAAGCAGAGTAGTCGGCCCTGTTGTGCTTTTCAAATGCGGTGTCCCAAGACTGAATGATGTACTCGCAGCCGGGAGGATGCTCGCTCTCCCATATACGCCACATTTCTCGCTTAACAATTGCGCCCTCTTCTGAGGTGGGATTCTGTTGGTACTGAGCTTCCCACTTCCCAACGGGAAGTTCCGCCTTGATGGTGTCCAGTTCTTTCTTGGACCAGAACTCAGGCCACAGAGGAGTTCCGCTTTCAAACAAAGCAGGTAACTGAATAACCTCCCACTCATCTCCATCGCGCTTAATGGAGTTATTAATAATCTGACCGGTCAAGTCTCTCTTAGACCAGCGGGTCATCACAATAATAATGGTTGCCCCCGGTTGTAAGCGCTGACGAGGACCGGCGTTGTACCACTCAAACACTCGGTCATATACCGCAGGGTTTCCCATCATGGCTTCTTGTTCTGAATGCGGGTCATCAATGATTAAGACATCCGCACCCTTACCAGTCACAGCGCCGCCAACACCAATAGCAAAGTAGTCCCCGCCCTTGTTGGTATTCCATCGGCCAGCAGCCTTTGAGTCAGTCGATAGCCGAGTGGTAAAGATGGCTTTGTAGTCGGGCGTATTAACCAAGTTACGCACCTTACGGCCAAAGCCAACCGCAAGCTCAGCGGTGTGGGCCGTTTGAATAATCTTCTTCTCAGGATACTTACCCAAGAACCAAGCCGGAAACAGATAAGAAGCAAACTCACTCTTCGTATGCCGGGGAGGCATATTGATGATAAGCCGCTTTAATTCTCCCTTAGCGACCCTCTCAAAAGCATCCGCCATGATTTCATGATGAGAGCCAGCAATGAAAGAAGACCACATGGAGTTTACAAAAGGTATAAAGTTTTCTCTACACCTCTCTATCCTGTCAGCCCTAAGAAGCTTATGAATCTTCTCAATGTCCGGATGCTTATCCGGAAGGAAATCCAGAGTCTTTCGATAAGCCTTAAGTTCTTTCTCAGTTAACAAGGTCATAGCTTAACCATCTTGTTGACCGTCTTATCTTTAGGCTTACCCATCTTAATGCTCCTGAACTTATAAGGACTCACCTTGATGTAACCCTTCTCATGAAGCTCATGAACAATCCTGCAAATGTTTGACTTACTCTTCAAACCAATACCACCCGCAATATCAACATAAGAAGGTGCAAAGCCTTTAAGCTGCAAGTAAGCCTTAATGAACTCCAAAACATTCTTTTGTCGTTCCGTCAACTCTTTATTTTCTGACATATATATCCCCCCATGTTTTAAAACGAACGTTCGTATGGGGGGTGATTCTGTACAAATGTTTAAACGATGTCAACAAAAAAATGAGGAGGGGGAGGCGGTGAGAACGTTCGTAATGGGTAGGGGAGGTGATGGGATGTGGGGAATAGAGCGTTAGG